GTTCCCTTTTGCGTTGTTGAGACGCTCTATCCCTCATCGGGCCCCAAAACCGGAGTTACACGTACGGGCACCAAGCCCATATGCCTCCGGAGTTACTTGTACCTAAAATAGCGGTACCCAACGTTTGGAATGCTTGTACGTAACAATTCGCCCTTGCGGGCGATGCGTCACGTAACCACGAGTCCAGAAGTCAGAAAGCCTCGTAAGCTGGTTTAAATACCCAGCCCGATGCTCAATGAAGGTATCCGGATCGTGATATACATCAAGTGGAGCAGGGACAAATGGTAATCCGTCCCGAAGTTTCCAAGATGTAGTGTTATGCTTTCGCATAGCATAAGCATACAAACCGCCATCGGCAATACTTTTAGCCGGGGGCGTGACTGCCATATAGTTAATCTGGTAGCCACGGTTTGGGCTAAATCTTCCATAAAAGTGCTGCACATGGAAGAACCCATCTCCTAAAACCCAAGGTGGAGCTTGAAATTTCTTCAAGCGCCTTGGAAGAGAGGAGAACAAACGGGAGTGTACCTTTCCAAAACACTTTTCAGCGTCGAGGAACGGCCGGCAATACGCCAAGCCAAAGATACGATTGAAGAAACGACTTATTTCTAAGTCATTATCGACAATATGCTTTTGGTAGTAAGGTGTAACGTCAACCCCGTCAAAATAGTGTCTACCGCATGATTCGAAGAAACGGCCGTCAACAAAGGATTTCTCCCTGTTGATTTTAAAACCGCAAGCTTCGAGTACGGTGATCACTTCTTGTACGATAGGTTGGGGGACTATGAGATCATCCCCATACACACCAATTGGGCCCTGACATGCTCTCACCTGCTGGACGGATTTACAAATCGCCCAAAAGATAAGAGATTCAAGTTCAAACGTAAATCCATTGCCCATAGATGAAAACTTATGGAAACGGAAGAATTGTTTGCTCCAGCAAAAGCTGGGGGTTCTCAAGTCATCGAGAATCTTGAACATATCAGGAGGTAATAGAGCCCTACAAAGCCCTATCGATACAGTATCGCTCGCTGCACTCAAATCGAGCGTAGCAAGTTTAGATGTCTGCGCAGTCTCGGCAAGCACCTGATTCCTGGTTTGGTCGTCCAGGTTGACACCATATCTGCGAAGGCGCCGACGTAGGTAGCCCCCGATTCCCTTCTGGAGAAAAATATTTCCAGTCGGTTCGGCAGCTATGACTCTGTCGGTCTTCGCGTCTTTAGGAACAGTCAGCAGCCTGCTGAAGTCAATCTGACTAAAGCACTGGGGCATTAAGCATGCCGGGCCGTCTACCTGACACTTAAGTAAGTGTCCTAACCATAGCAGATCGGTTTTAAGGACCTGCTTTAGGTAAGGAAGGGCGGACGGAGTTGCTGATAAAGGTAACTCAGACATCTTACTTTCCGTTGTGGATCTAGCACCTCTAAGGGTAGCAGTAGACCCAGGACCCCACCCGCAATGACGGAACATCTCGTCGAAAGACGGATCACCCCAGACATCCGCAATAAGTTGTTGAGCACGTAAAAGGATTTTATGCTCAACCCGGTCGATCCGACCGGTAGATGCGAACTTAGAAAGGTGACCGTTCACGACTCGACATTGCTCTTCCGCCTTGTCAAAGGCTTGGAGTGCCACGAGTTCAGTATCAATACCGGTGTCTAGTCCCTCATATTTACGAAGGAGGTTAACACAAGCATAATCTTTGAAAAACGTGGCTGCGTCATCATAAGAGCCGGGATCTATCGAAACACGGGCAAGCTCATCTTGAGCCAACTCGTATCGTAACCAGATCCCTAAACTCTTGGGTGTATCAACGTGTTTGCAGACTCCAAAAAGAGCCTGCGCTGCATAGTTAGCCGCATTACGCGACTTTCTAACATCGGTCATATATACTCCAAAAGAAGATTTATATAAACCGCTCAATTTCTTGAGTCGGGGAGAACTCTACCCGTAAATCTGGCTCAGATTATGGACCAGATCGACAAAGATAGAGTTGGACATCAAAGCCTTCGAAAAGGCCAAGTCGTCCTTCCGATCGGCGAGAACATTCCTCGCCGGCAGCAGGTATTCGCCTTTGATCCTATCCACATAAGCAACTGTGGCAGGAGGCGTCAACCCAGAGTCGCTCGTGCCGACCGTTTCAAGGGCAGGCATAGAGAAAACAAACTCTACACGATTGATACGTGTCTGTGCGTTTTCGCCCGGACCACCCTCGCTTGCGCGACGGGCCCGAATAGCTAAACGCGGCCATCCCATCGGGGTTGAACTTGAAACCCGCGGTGACTGGTCTTCAAACACCCAGAATCCTGTTTTGGGATTCTGGCCAAGTGGGGCGAACGTATGGTTCACCGGAGTACTCTCGCCATTAGCGAGGACAATACTAGCGATTTGGGGCAAAATGCCTCCGAGTTGGTAGAATTGATTAAGAGGAGATTACCTGAAAAGGTTCGTCTCCCACCCCTGGGACTTCCCATACACCGTCGTAGCAATTCGTCGGTCTTTTGCCTCCCTTTGTACAGCCCATTTGTCACCAGCTTTCTGTTTTGAAAGAAAGTTAGCAAGCAGGGCTGCAGCATTAAGAAGCCGTCCACTTCCGAGATTGCAATTAAAAACAGGTGGTCTGGGATAGGGAAATGAATACAACAGCACCCGTGTTTTACGTTTATGGGTCGTTGTGTAGGACCAATGTCCTCTGTAACTTTCAGCAGGCTGCAAAAGACCGACGTAAGGCTTGTCGATCGCTCGCGTCCCGCGTTCAGTTATGTCGGACAACTTGGTCTGTGTTCTATATCCCCGCACGAAGTACTTATCGTACACAAGTGCAGTCTCCAGATCCCGAACATAGCCACCGATATTTACAAACCAATCGATGACGAAGCTAAACGGCATAAGCTCCCAAGCTATCGACAATGGATTCATTGAAGACAGTCTTGCCAACCCCGTCGTAGGGGTGTCCGGAATTTTTAACACTACACCAATTTCGTCACGCACGGACTCTGTCCGATCTGCATGACAGCTATATGTGTAGTCCGGCCATCCGCTTCCACTATCGTAATTCAGCCACTTCTGGACAGATTTGCCCCTACCTTTGTAAGGGCGCTCCATATCCAGATAATGCTTGGCTTCGAAAGTGACAGCATCATAAATACTCGAGATTGTGGGTTTAACCCCATATACCCAAGTAAGCCGAGCGCCTCCGATCGCTTTGATAATATTGATCGGATTTCTCGCTAATAAAAGCGATTTGACGACTTTAGCACAATCCGCGCCAATCTGTCGCGTCTTCGAGAACTGAGCAAGGTCAACACTTAAATCAGTGTTTCCCCTCACTTTGTCCAAGAGGTCAGCAACCGCGCGGTTGTAGCTATCCGTTTCTTGCGCTGCAGTGGGACCACCCCAGGTTTCCATCCAATCAAGGACGGTCTGGAAGCCCCACTTACTCTGGTTTGAAGGAGGATTAACGTGGTCATCGACCACCCAAGTACTCCAACCAGCGTTCATGCGCACTTGCGTCTTTTTGAAGTCTTGCGGCCTAGGTAGAACCCAGGGAGCAGGACCTTTATTAGACACAACGCTAGACAACTTCTCCCTAGCCTTTATAACAACAGAAGGATTGGGTTGGTAGTTGTCAGTCCGGGTATACAGCAAGCCCGGAGCAGATATGTTGCGTTCTCGCATTACCATATCGCAGCGACTCTGTTATGCAACAGAAATACTGTCACACCCTGGAAGAGAATCTTCCAGGTTTTCCCATTCACATGGGACTGGCGCAGTTAGACCAGAGACACCTGTGTCCTCGATCCCGACTTCGACGGCGCTCAAAACACACGAGCGTCGTAGGAAGAGGCAGTTTCGAATTTCTAGGAAACTGCAACCTCCTTCGCGGAAGGGATTAAAGGCACAACCTTCGTTCGTACTCAAGGAAGGAACACCAGGTCGAGAGCACGTAACAGGAGTGTGCCGACATCGTTGCTGGTCAAGTGAAAAATCACTGCCAGACTAACGACAGCGGCTAATACCTGTTTTAAACGTACTGCAACCACGGTGTACTCCTTTCATGAGTTAAATCTCATCCGGGCCAAACGGCAAAAGCGACCCGCGTCATCAAGGTTAAAACCTTTATTTGACGCGAGTCGCTAAGATCCAAAGCCTTCTTCGGCAATGGACCCCCCGACACGGTTATCAATCGTGCCGGCTTCAGGGAAGAACCTGAAGGAGATGAGGTT